ACGGGTGAATATTATACGATCATACCAGAATGGATCATGAATGAGATGAACTGGTATGAGGGAACTAAGATAAAATTCAACATCGATACAGAAGAAGTAATCATCACAGAATCAGATGAGTAAAGAACCACTTAAGTTTGCAGAGGATCGAATGGAGTACTTTCGAGAGTTTCATTCAGTGATTGCACCAGTAGTTGTATTGGATGGATATGACTATGAAAGAAAGTATGATGAAGAACCAAGTTTCTGCGTACATCCCGATGAATAAGACTTACCACATATATCTTGAAGATAAGGTATTGTTTAAAAACTTAGAGAAAGAATTGTTTGATATTATATGGGAAAAGATATATGTTTCCTATCATAAAGATGATCTGACGTATACAGAAATTGAAGGTGAGCATTCGGATAACAATACAGAACACTCCTATTAGTAAATATAAAGAAATCATTAAACTTGTAAATACTTAGGTTATATGATAAACTGAAAGGAAGAAGACCATATAAAGGTAATTTACAACGGAGAAATTATGAGCGGTGACGCAGGATTAGATGAATCTATTGTCTTTTATAGTAAGAAAATGACTGAAGCAAAGATGATAGTTCTTAAACATAAAGGAATTAAATTAAACTACAAATCAATTAAGAGTATTGAGAAAACCGAACAAGTTAAATAAAGACACTCTTATTGACAATGTATAGATAATAGTGTATTATATAATTATAATTGAACATTAGTATGGCAAAAGGATTTACTGTTAAATCAGCAGCTGCAAAAGCAAAGAAAGAAGCAAAAGCACCAGAGTGGGATTACGATAAAGCAAAAAAGATGATAGAAGGTAAGACAGTTGTATTCTGTCTACCAGGTCGAGGAGTATCATATACATTTCTAAAGAACTTTGTAACTCTCTGTTTTGACTTAGTTCAAGCAAAGGCAAGTATACAAATATCACAGGATTATTCATCAATGGTTAATTTTGCCCGTTGTAAATGTCTTGGTGCAAACGTTCTTCGAGGTCCTGACCAGTTACCTTGGGATGGTAAACTCAAGTATGATTATCAATTATGGATTGACTCTGACATTGTTTTTAATGTTGAGAAGTTCTATCAACTTGTATTAATGGACGAAAAGATTGCATCTGGTTGGTATTGTACAGAAGATGGAAAGACTACCTCAGTCGCACATTGGTTAGATGAAGATGACTTCAAAGGTAATGGTGGTGTCATGAATCATGAAACACTTGATTCAATTGCAAAGAGACAGAAACCATTCACAGTTGACTATGCAGGTTTTGGTTGGTTACTGATTAAACATGGTGTATTTGAAGATGATCAGATTAAGTATCCTTGGTTTGCTCCAAAGATGCAGATATTTGAATCAGGTGCTGTTCAAGACATGTGCGGAGAAGATGTCTCATTTTGCCTTGATGCAAAGGAGGCAGGATTCCGAATTATGTGTGACCCTCGTATTCGTGTAGGACATGAAAAAACCAGAGTTATATAATATCACTCACGAAGGTAAGATTCTTTATGAGAATCTAACTGAAGAAGAGTATTTTGAAAAAATGCTTGATCTTGCGGAGGAATTTTATGAGAACGGAACACCGCATCCACTCGAACTTAGAACTGAAATTAAAGAAAACTAATGGCAAAAACATTTAGTATGGGTAATACAATCGAAACCCATCCGAAAAAAACTCGTCAAGGAAAAGGAAAGCATTCAAAATACTCTCCAACATCCCGTAACTCGGCTCGTAAAAGATACAAAGGACAGGGAAAATAGATGGCTTGTTTGATTGCGAATCTACCTTCTTACGAAGTATGGGTAAGAAAAGAGTATTTGACCGATCATAAGAGTGGTCATGGTGAATTTGTAAAGGGAGTATGGGTATCTGCGAAGAGTATACCTGGTCGTGCGTTTTATTTTGAGACTTATTTGCCCGAATATGCTGCAATGTTCGATAAATTACCCATTTCTGCGTTTACATCCGACCCAGAGACACCAACTCCTGACATGACACTGCATAATTTGCAGTTTTGGAACTGCATGGACTATGGAGTCGTCGCAGTTCAGAAGCAATTTATCGGTTCAATGCACTACGAAATCTATACAAGAGACTATGGGAACCAAACTGGCACATATATTTGTACTTTAGACAATTATCATCAAGATGTAGACTCAATTGACTACTCTACAAGTGAACAACCTGCCGAACATAAGTCACATAACCTTCTAGAATTGGATAATGGGCAGTTTGCACTCTATCCAAACAACAGAATGCGTATCTATGATAACAGTATTACACCAGAAACACCAAAAGTACCAGACTTTAAGGTGTCAACAGTGTATTATCAAGTAGAAAATGGTCATGATCGTGATGGATTGGGTTCAGAAGAGAATTATTTCTGGAAAACAGCGAAAGAAAGGGCAGTTGATATGAATGTAGGTGCAGGAAATACAGCAATTGAGAAGAAAAGAGCACCTTTTGAACCAGAATTAGGATAAATAATATCATTCTATAAAAAGTGTCATAAATAAAACAGGAGAATACTTGTTTTTATGGCAATAACACGGATATCAAGGGCATTTAAGGATATAAGTCTGTCTTTCACACCTCATCCTGTGACAAAAGACTTACCAATTCTTAAAAATGAGAATGCAATTAAGAAATCTGTAAGAAATTTAGTAGAAACTATTCCAACAGAGAGGTTTTTTAATCCTGTCATTGGATCTGAGGTAAGAGATAGCCTATTTGACTTTGTAGATTTTGGAACTGCAGCAGTAATTCAGAATCAAATTATAATATGCCTTGAAAATTATGAACCTAGAATTGAAAATGTCTCTGTAGAGGTTGAACCAAGACCAGATTTGAATGAATTTGAGGTTGCGGTGTTTTTTGATATTGTAGGACAGGAGTTTCCAACTCAAGAATTCACATTCATACTCGAAGCATCAAGATAAATGCCTTTTACTAAGTTTACAAATCTCGATTTTGACCAAATCAAGAGTTCAATCAAAGATTATATACGTGCAAACTCAGATTTCACTGATTTTGACTTTGAAGGGTCTAATTTTTCCGTCTTAATCGACACTCTAGCATATAATACGTATATAACATCGTTTAATTCTAATATGGTTGTTAATGAGTCATTTCTAGACTCTGCAACTCTTCGGGAAAATGTTGTTTCTCTTGCAAGAAACATTGGATATGTTCCAAGATCAAGAACATCAGCACAAGCAAATATATCTTTTGACATTACAACCGCATCAAATACACCAACTCTTACTCTTCAACCAGGTTTAGTGTGTGTTGGAAGTTATAATGATTCTTCTTTCGTATTTTCAGTGCCAGAATCAATTACAACTACTACAACTCAAACAACAGATGTAAATGGTAATATAATATCAAGCACTGGATCTTTTAATAACATAACTGCATATCAAGGAACATATCTAACAAAGACATTTAACGTTGATGGATCACTAGATCAGAGATTTGTTCTTGAGAATGCGTTCATCGACACCTCAACCATTAAAGTTTTCGTAAAAGGTGCTGCAGATACTGGTGTAGGTAGAGAATATCGCAAAGTTGATAATATTTTAAACATTACTAATGTATCGGAAACATATTTAATACAAGAAATCACTGATGAAAGATATGAACTACTATTTGGTGATGGGATTTTTGGTAAAAAATTAGAAAATGATGCAATTATAAATGTTTCCTACATTGTTACTGATGGAATTGAAGGAAATGGTTCATCAGTATTTACTTATGCTGGAAGTGTGACATCTTCATCAAATCAAATATCAATTCCTTCAGCAACTCCTTCAATTACTACTAATTCATCAGCAGCTAATGGAGGTAATGTTGAATCGATAGATTCAATTAAGTATTTTGCACCAAGATTATACTCTTCTCAGCATAGAGCAGTTACATCGAGGGACTATGAATCTGTAATACAACAAATATATCCAAATACGGAGTCAGTATCGGTTGTTGGTGGTGAAGAATTAGATCCACCAGAGTTTGGTACTGTTTTTATTACTATAAAACCGAAAAATGGTGAATTTGTATCTGATTTTGATAAAAATTCAATACTTTCTAACTTAAAAGGATATACACTTGCAGGAATTAACCAAAAATTACTAGATCTTAAATTATTATACGTTGAAATTGATTCTTTTGTATATTATGATGTATCTAAGATTAGTACAGTCTCTCAATTGAAGACAAATATCACAAATGGTCTTCTAACATATGCTTCTTCAACAGATTTAAATAAATTTGGTGGTAGATTCAAGTATAGTAAAGTTTTAAACGTTATTGACAATATAGACGAGGCAATTACATCAAATATAACCAGAGTAATTATAAGAAGAAATCTTCGTGCATTAATAAATCAATTTGCACAATATGAATTATGTTATGGAAATAGTTTTCATATAAATCCAGAGGGAAGAAATATAAAAAGCACTGGATTTACTATTCAAGGTCAGAGTGGCATGCTTTATCTTACTGATATTCCTAATAAAAATATTGATGGCACATTAGATGGTAGTGGTAAGGGAACCATTGCAATTGTCAAAGGTGACACTGAACTACAACAAACACAATTAGTTGTTGCATCTGCAGGTATTGTTGATTATCGACATGGTGAGGTAATCTTATCTACGATTAATATTACATCAACTCAAAGAAGTAATAATATTATTGAAATTCAAGCATTTCCTGAATCAAATGATGTTATAGGATTAAAGGATTTGTATTTGACTTTTGCTGTTGGAGATAGTGCGATAAATATGGTTAAAGACACCATCACATCTGGTGAACAAATATCAGGTGTTGGTTATAAAGTTACATCAAGTTATTCAAACGGAGCATTGGTAAGAGGATAGTATGATTACCACTGGAATTGATAAAAGAGTCAAAGTCCAACAGATAATTGAAAACCAAGTTCCTGAGTTTTTAATATCTGAAAGTCCAAAAGCAGTTGATTTTTTAAAACAATATTACATATCACAAGAATATCAAGGAGGTCCTATTGATCTTACTGATAACTTAGATCAATATATTAAATTAGATAATTTAACACCTGAAGTTATTGTAGGTGAAACAAAATTAACAAATGGAATATCTACAACTTCTGATGTTGTAAATGTTAGTAGTACCAAGGGATTCCCCAATAAATATGGTCTTTTTAAAATAGAAAATGAAGTTGTAACTTATACTGGTATTACAACCAATAGTTTTACAGGTTGTGTGCGTGGATTTAGTGGAATTACAACATATCATGCAGAAAATGAACCATCAGAATTAGTATTTACAGATTCATCTGCAACTGATCACAATACAGATTCAACTGTTATTAATCTAAGTGCTTTATTTCTAAAAGAATTTTACAAAAAGACAAAAAAATCACTTACACCTGGTTTAGAGAACGTTGATTTTGTTAATAATCTTGATGTAAGTAATTTTATTAAAAATTCAAAATCACTTTATCAATCTAAAGGAACAGAAGAGTCATTCAGAATTTTATTTAATATATTATACAATGAAACACCATCGATAGTTGATCTTGAAAAATATTTAATTAAACCATCCTCTGCAGAGTATATACGTAGAGAAATTGTTCTAGCAGAAACAATTTCTGGAAATCCAATAAATTTAGTAGGACAGACTATAATTAAATCTAATGATAGTACTACAAGAGCGTCAATATCTGAAGTTGAACCATTAACTAGAAAAGGAAAAGTATATTATAAAATCGGTTTATTTGTAGGATTTAATGAAGTTGATCTAATTGAAGGAACATTTAATATTACTGGAAAAACTAAAGTTATTAATAATGTATCGGCAGGATCATCAGTAATAACTGTAGATTCAACTGTAGGATTTGGTCAAACTGGAATTTTAGTATCAGGAATAAGCACTAATATTTTTTATAGTGACAAATCAATCAATCAATTCTTTGGATGTCAAAATATCATAGATGATATATCAACCACTGATGATATAAGGTCTGATGAATTTTATTATGGTTATGAAAATGGTGATTTAAGTAAAAAAGTAGAAATAAGACTAACTGGAGTTTTGTCTAAGTTTGTTCCAACCTCTGATATTAGACTCTTGACAGAAGGTGAAAAAATAAGTGTTAGAAATGTAGGTGAAAAAATTCTTAATCCATCTGATTCTAAAACAAGGAAGCAAATTTTTGCAAACTCATGGATTTACAATACTTCATCAAGATTTAACGTAAAAAGTATAAGTGGTACTAACGTTGTTGTTTTTACTGATGACATTGATAAATCAAGTTTAAAAACAGGTGATAATGTAGAAATTTTATACAAAAATGAAAATTTTGTAGTTGCTACTGGAGTTGTAAACAATATAGATTTGCCAACTAGTACTATATCTCTTAATAATTTAACACTTCAATCAACAATATCCATATTACCTGATCCAAATAGAGAATATGATTTAAGAAGAGTAATAAATCGTGCTTCAAGTACTAATGCTGATATTGATTTTGGAAATAATATTTTAACAACAGATATAACTAACACTTATAACGAATCAAATACTAATTTTTATGTTGCATCTAATTCATTACCATCATATCAAATAACTGCTTCATTACCCAAATCAATAATACCAGAAGCAGTTGCAGGTAGTCAATTACCATTTTCTGGATATGATAACAATACTTTAAAATATAATATTATTTCTTTCCCAAGTCCAGTTCCTTTTATTACTGGGGATGAAATTTTTTACACAGCTCAGGGAAGTGTTTTATCAGGATTACCTCAAGGAACTTACTTTGTTCAAGTATTATCAAATACAAACCAAATACGATTATATAAATCTAGATCTTTTATACCAATAAATGATTATGAAGAATTTGAACCTTTACCATCAGGATCTGGTTCACATACTTTTTCTTTAGTTGGTATTTCTGAACAAAAAATAGCAGCACAAAAATTATTTAAAAAGTTTCCTCTCAATCCAAGTTTAAGTAATTCAACAACAATTAAAACTACATCTGGAACAACTGGGATGTTAATTAATGGTGTTGAAATAAGAAATTATAAATCAGATGATAAAATATTTTTTGGTCCTTTAAAAAATATAACATTATTAAATGGTGGAAGTAACTATGATGTTTTAGTTCCACCAAGTATTCAATTATCAGGACCTGGTGTTGGTAATACAAATGCACTGATTAGACCTGTTGTAACTGGTAAACTTACAGATGTCTTAGTTGATCCTCAAGATTTTGATATTAATAGAGTTGTTTCAGTTACACTTGAAGGTGGTAACGGAAGTGGATCAATATTAGAACCAGTTTTATTTGAGAGAAAACGAGAGATTTCATTTGATGCAAGATTATTAAATGAATCTGGTGGAATTGATAACATTGACGAAACAATAACCTTTTTAAGTAAGCATAATATTGTAAGTGGGCAACCTTTAGTTTACGATAGAAATAACAATCCTCCATTAGGTATAGGAACTGTAGGAAATGATGGTGGAACATCTGTGGTTGGAGTTGGTACAACAACTTTAATAAATGCTGCAACCTATTATCCATCAGTAGTAAATCCTACAACAATAAAATTGTATCAAACACTTGCCGATTATAATGTCGGAGTTAATACTGTTGGGTTTACAACTACCAATAAAATTGGTATTCATAAATTTGAATTATTAAATAAACAAAAAACTTTAAGAGAAGTAAGAGTAATTGATGGTGGAAGTGGATATGAAAATAGACAAGTTTTTGTTAAACCAACAGGCATTAATACTATTACAAATACTATTCATTTTAATGATCATGGTTTCAATCAAGGTGATAAAATAGTTTATTCAACTGCTGTTGGTGTAGGATCTACAATGCCTACTACTATAACAGGATTAACAACTTCTACTGGAATTACTACAACTTCTAATTTTTATCAAGTATTAAAAGTTAATGATAATTCTTTCAGAATAGCAAACGCAGGTTTAGGTGGTACAATTACCTCAGAGTTTGAAAGAAATGATTATATTAAATTCTCTAATCAAGGAACAGGATTTCAAGTATTTAAATACCCAGATATTAAATTAAATTTAAAATATGAGTTATCTAATACTGATGTTGGAGTTATTACTGCTACTCCAATTTTAAGAGGTTCAATTACGGATGTCTTATTATATGAAGAAGGATCTGGATATGGATCTGATATTTTAAATTTAGAAAAATCAATATCTGTAAGTGTTAAGACTGGTAAAGAGGCAACGTTAAAACCGATTGTAACAGACGGAAAGATAACTTATGTTGAAGTACAAACAAGAGGTAGAGAATACTCCTCTGCACCCGATTTGGAGGTAGTTGGGATAGGAACTGGTTTAGGAGCAAAATTAAGAGCGGTTATTGAAGATGGTAAAATTACAAACGTCATTGTACTTGAAGGAGGATTGCAATACCAACAAGATAATGTAATTATTAATGTAACCCCACCTGGATCTGGATCAAAATTAGAGGTTAGCACCAGACCTCTATCAGTAAACTTATTTTCAAGATATGGTAATGAGGCTTTAATTGAAACTAACGAAAAATTAGAATATTCTATTGTAGGTTATTCTACACAAATAGGAAATGACACTTTTAATGATACTGGAGTTGGTCATTCTCCAATAATAGGTTGGGCGTATGATGGAAATCCAATATACGGACCATATGGTTATAGTGATCCCTTTGATGAAAATTCATCCACTAAAATCTTAAATCCAAGTTATGTCCTTGACACAACAAATGTAAACGACAGACCATCTAATTTTCCTCCTGGATTTTTTATTGAAGATTATAAATTTAATAACTCAGGTGATTTAGATGAACATAATGGAAGATATTGTAGAACACCTGAATATTCAAAAGGAACATATGCTTATTTTGTAGGAATCACTACAGGATCTTTAAAACCAAGATTTCCATATTTTATTGGTAATTCATATCGTTCAAATCCATCTGATGAAAATTTTAATATTAACCAAAATACTTATGATTTCAATAATTCAAGTATAATACGTAATACTTATCCATATAAAGTATCAGACCAATTTGCTGATAATGATTTTATAGTTGAATCAAATGAAATATCATTTCAATCTTCAATAGTTGAATCAACAACATCTGGATCTATTAATTCGATAGAAATTATTAATGTTGGAGATAACTACAAAGTTGGTGATAGTGCTATATTTGACAATACAAATACAAATGGTGGTGGTTTAAGTGTATCAGTAAATGATATTTCTGGAAAAGATATAATATCAATTAATACAAATATTGACACATTTGATAACACTATTTTTATAAGAAAAGATCCTAATTTTGTTTCTGCATATATCTCAACTGCACCTTCTTTAAATGATGGTGATAATATTATAATATCTGGATTAAGTACTACTTCTATTAAAGGTTTATCGGGAAATCATAAAATAGGAATAGATACATCTCAAACTATAGTTTATAAAGAAATACCAAATTCATCAACAACTGGAGTTGTCACAGACATATATGTTACAAATATACCTGAAAATATTTCTGTTGGAAGTAGTATTGGAATAGGAACTGAAAAACTACTAGTCTTAAACACTTTTAATGATAATAATATTTTAAGAGTATCAAGAGGTTCAGTATCTGGTGTTCATACTGTATCTACTCCTATCAGTTTAATTCCAAATTTCTTTAATATTCCTCTAGAAACAGATTATTTTGAATCAAAAATAAATGATTTAGTTTATTTTAATCCTCATGAATCAATAGGTGTTGGTACTATAGTTGGTTTAGGATCAACATCTCAATCAACTCTTGGTGATTTAATTAATGTCGTATCCACACCAACTCGTAGCATTAGATTACCAAATCATCCATTTAAGACAAATCAAAAAATAACATTAACAAAACCTGCAGCTGGTTATGGAATAACTGTATCTAAGGATGATGGAGTATCAACATTTACATTAGCAAATAGTGGTAATACTGAAGATATCTTTGTAATAAGAAAATCTAAAGATTACATTGGTATTGTAACTCAGGTTGGATTAACAACTACTTCTGATGGATTGGCATTTGTAGGTGGTACACCTGCTAAAGTTGGATCAAATAGATTTGATTACCTTTTACAATCTAATCCAACGCAAGTAACAGGGAGATTACAAAGAGTTGATGCTGTAGTATCAGTATCAACATCTCATGGTCTAGTTGATAATGATATCATTGATTTACAATTAACACCTAATCAATCTGTAGGTATTGGTACATCAACTTCAATCGATGTAAGATTTGATTCTCATAATCAATTATTACTAATAAATCCAATAAATTGCTCAACAAGTGGAGTAACAACTGCATCAAATAAATTTAGTATTACATCTCACAATTTAAATACTGGGGATAAAATTAAATATACTTCAAGTTCTGTTTCTGAAGGATTAGTAAATCAAGAATCTTATTATGTTTTCAAGATAGATGATGATAATTTTAAACTTGGAGAAACATATTCTGATGTTATAAGTAATCCAGCAAAAATTATTGAATTAAGTTCAACTGGAAATAATCATGAGTTTTCTTTAATTAATCCACCACTAACAGTATTCAGAGATAATAATTTAGTATTTGGATTAGGTCATACTTCATTAGAAGGATATGAATTTAAAATTTATTATGATAAAGATTATAAAAATGAATTCATATCAGTTGGAAATACAACTAATTTTCAAGTAATAGGAGTTGGTACGATTGGAATTACTTCAACTGCATCTGTAACTTTAAATTACTCTGATGGTATTCCATTCAACTTATTTTATAATATTGAAAAAAGTGGTTTCATCAGCACATCTGATACTGATGTTGTAAATTACAATAGAATTGATTATATTGATAGCAATTATAGTGGAAAGTATAAAGTATTTAATGTACCATCAGTAGTTGGTGCATCATACACTAGTTTTAGTATTTCATTAAAAGAAATTCCAGAAAAAATTTCTTATGCTTCAACTGAAACTAATGTATTAAAATACTCAACAAAATCAAAACTAGTTAATGGACCAATTAATAGTGTCAATATTGATTTTGGTGGAGTAGGTTATGATAGTTTACCATCCTTTGTTAGTATTGCTTCAACACAAGGAACAAATGCAACTCTGTTACCAGATTCAACTACAATCAATAGAGTTGATGATGTTAGAATATTAAATCCAGGTTTTGAATATTCTTCTGATCCTACATTAAAACCAGAAGCTTTT